TAATAATTAGTCCCATTTGTTCCTATTCCTATCGTATTGCTAGGATTGAAATAAGTGGTTTTATTTTCTATGATAGTATCATCATACTGCGGGGAATTGAATGTAAATGTATTTGGAAGTAATATAACAGATGCAATTCCTGCGGTATGAATTCCAGTATAATTTTCATATCGATTTACAAATAATTTTGATTCGGAAGATGATACATCAATAACTCTTAAAGTTTCTGTATCAATTTTAATTAAATTATCAACTTCAAAACCAGAAATATCATTTACAGTAATATAAGTTGTTACACCAGTAGTTGATTGATTTGGAATATCATTTATTAGACTAACACTTTTTTGATTTACTAATACTTTTTTAAATCCTTGAATATAATTATATGGACTAGAAGAAATAGAAGTAACTAAAATTTCATCATTTGTAATTAAATTATGGGGTATTCCTGTAATCCCCTTTACTCTTGTTCCCTTTGTAATAAAAGTAACACCAGAAAAAGTAGATACTCCAATTTGAATATTGGAAATTTCCTTTCCTTTAACTCTTGAAATTACAGCAGATAATCCAGTTCCACCAGAAGTGGAATTGTCAAAAATAATATTATCACCTGTTTTGTAATCTTGACCTGAATTATAAATTGATACGGAATTTATACCAGAAGTTTGTATTTGTTTTACTATAAATTCTTGTTTATATTTTGATTCTACTTTATTGATTAAATCATAAGATGCATATTGCGAATTTAAATAATATGGACCAGTATTTCTAACTATATCCAAATCATTAATATTCAACTCTTGATTGAATGAAGGTTCAAAATTTTCTGTTATTGGAATATCTTTAAACTCAGAACCAATTACATATGGATATTGTGGATTTTTTACTCCATTAGAATCATCAAGGGTAAGAAAATAACCATAATTGATATTTGGAAAATCACCATTACTTATAAACATTCCATTATATTCATCTAAATCACCATTGGATTTTGCTTTATCGTAATAAAAGTCTTGAATAAAAAATCCAGCATTAAAATTTGGTCTTATATTTGAACTGATTAATTGAGTTTTTTGAGAATCATTAATTATATTGTAACTTGATTTTATTTGTTTAATCTGACCGTTTATTTTACCATAAGGACCAAAAATTGGATTTCCATCATAAGCCCAACCTAAAATTTGATATGGATTTACCAATGTATTTGGTTGGATTTCTGTTCCATTTTTGTTAATAAAATTCTTTAAATTTTTTCTTAATTTTTTAGACGGATAATAATTTATAAATTGCAATCCAAATTCATCATTATTACTTGGTATAATAATACCATCATCTTCAGAATTAATACTTAACTTATTTTTCTCAACTTGGTTTATTTGCCATTCGAAAATATTACCTTCAAATCTAGCACCAGAACCTCTTTTCTTTATAGTTAATGTTGTATTTTTTTCATCATAGTTTAATCCAGAATTAATAATTGAAACTTGAGTTATTTTTCCATTTACTATAGTTGGATATAATTCAGCGTATTTACCACTTTGACTAGTAACAACTATATCGACATCATTTGCATATCCATTTCCAGAGTTTAATATTTGAACGTCAACAATCAAACCATTAGAAATAACTGGTTTTAATAATGCTTCAGATGTATAATCATTTACAAGAACTAATGGTTTTCTATGAAAGTTTATAATATCAGGTGTTCCATAATTACTTCCATTATTTTCTACAAAAATGTTATCAAAAGAACCAAGAACAATCGGTTCTAAAGATGGTTCTATAATTGTTGTAGTAATTCCACTAATTGCCTCAACATTAATTTCGATTGGTAGATATGATAATTTATGGGTTCCAACACCAACAGAATCAAAACTTACATATTTTTTATTAACATAATTTTCTCTAGAAATATTTGTAGAAACTCCAGCAATTGATAGTTTGAATTTATTTTCATCGACTACTGTTACATGATAATTAATTTGAGTTGACAAACCAGACACCACAGTTCCTGATGTTGTGTATAATACTAAATCTTCATTTTTAAAATTATGATTTTTTGCAAAAATATAATCATCAAATGTATTAATTCCATTTGATTGATTGTCTGCTGATAATACTGATGGGACTGCTACAAATCTATTTGAATATCCAGAACCACCATTTTTTACATATATTTTTGTTATTGTATTTTTTGATTTTACTGTAGTTAAACTATGAACTCCAGAATAACCTATGCCACTAATCGAAATAGTATTAATTCCAGATATGGAATCATTTTTTGTATTATATAAGTTAATTTGTGTCGTGCTGGTTATACCAACAAAATATGAAGAACCATTAATAAGAGGAGATATTGAAGTATTTGAGTTATTATTATAAAAAACTTCTTCTGAATTATCAAAATTATGATTTTGTGAAAAAATAATACTATTGCTGTATATACTAGTTGCTTTAAAATTTGAAGTAATTCTTGTTTTTACTAAATTTGATTCCAATACAGCACCAGAACCATTACCACCAGTTAAAGTTATTTTTGGTTTTGACTGATAACCAATCCCAGAAGATAATAACTTTACTTCTTTTAAACTTCCTGTTATACAACCATTTACTGTAGCACCAGATCCAGAATTGTCCTCAACAGTTATTCCAGAAAAATTAATTACATCATATCCTTGTCCTGATGCATTAACATTTACAGAATCTAATTTTCCATAGTAAATATTATCTTGAAAAATAGTAGTTGAAAATATTTCAACTCCATCTGCCAAAATACCTATTTTTTTATTAATTGTTTTTCTTTTTTCTGGATCGTCAAAAAATTGTTCTTTTTTAGATAAATTGAATTTTTTAAATAATTTTTGATGTTTTAATGTTTTATTTTGATAATTTAATTTTATAAAATAATCTAAAATTCCTACATTTGAGAATTTAATATAATTTTTTGTATATAAATCAGTATTACTATAAGAAAGTTTAATATTATCATCATCATATTTCGTTAAAAAATAAATAGAAGTTTTAATTCCAGAATTAGAAGATGAACTATAGTAAATTTTTTCTCCAGTATAAAAATTATGATTGGGGCAATTTAATATACTCGTAATCCCTACTTTATCAATCCAATTTGGATTTGTGGTTTTGGTAACATTTGTTTTTCTATCTGTTGCATAAATCGTACCATTTGGCAATCCAGAAGAAGTAACATAAAAATTATCAAAATTATAATCAACATAAGTATTTTGTACTCCTGTTGGTAGATTGGAAATTGATGGAAAATAATTTAAATTACTATTTGCTTTTTTGATTATTTTTTTAATTTCAGTTTTTGTTGATATATTTAAATTTGTTTCATTAATATCAACATAATATCCATTATTATCAAACCCATAATCTTTTACTGTTGCAATACCAACAATATCATTTTCATCATCTGGATTTAATAAATTGAATTTATCATCAATAACAAAAGTCAATTTATCGTAAAAATATATTCTATTATTATTATTTCCAAAAGATTTTATTTTATGAGTTGTTGGAATATTATAATTCCAAAAATTAAATTCTTTTCTGTCATTTAAATCAGTTCCAAATTCAGAAAGTTGTATTTTGTCCCCAACTCTTAAACTGGATGTTTGCGAATAATCAATAGTATCAATAATGTTAATTAATCTAAATTCAATTTTAGTTCCATCATCTAGATATGAATATAAAAAGTTTTCTTCTACTAATTCTTCCCCAAAGTTTAAATCTGCAATAACACCAGAAACTCCGAGAAATTCTGTTAAAGTTTTATCTGTATAAGTTAAAGTTATTGGATTTGCTAAATTTGATGTTTTTATAAACAAAGAACCACTGTTCTTAAAACCAACTGTAGAATCTACTATAATAGAATTCGAATCTTTAACAACAGATTCTGAAATATTTGTTTTTTTAGTGGATTCAAAATTAAATATAAAAGAAGTGGAATCTAAAGAAATTTCATACAAATCTCTATCATCCACTGGTCTATATTCTACATTATAAACTGCAGCACTAGCAGTTTTACCATTTTCTAAAATTTCAAATATAGTTTTTCCTTTTAATTGTTTTCTTAAATCAGAATCACTAACTCTATATGTTTCATCTCTAACTATCTGTTCTACTAAAATATTTTTAGTTACCAAATAATTATTATCTGATGGCCTTAAAATATAGTCCTGTGGTTTGATGATTTGAATGTCTTTATCAAAAAGAATACTGAATAGAATTTTATAAGATGTGTCAGTTCCTTTTGAGATATAAAAATCTTTTGCTCTAGATAAAATATTTTTTAAATTTAATCCGTTTACAAATTTTCTATCTTCAAATCCAGGTAAAAATTGAGTTTTGAATTTTTTAAAGATTTCGTTAAAAAATAATAAATTTAAATTTGTTACTGTTGATGATTTAATATGAGATGCTGAATCGGTGGTTGAAAATACAAAAGAATCATTATTTGAATGTTGATCCATTCCACTAAATCCACGAACACATCCAGTAAAACTATTTGTAGTAATACCAGTATATGTGACAATCTCATCATCAATTTTCAATAAACCATATTTTTGTGGAAATCCAATCGTATGATTGACTAAAATTACATCATCAAAAGATGTTACATCTTCTGTTAAGGTGCAAGGATCTGCTGTAATATAAAATGTTTCATTATTAAAATTATCAATACTTTTATATTGTTGTAAATTAACTGCTAAATCTACAACACCAGTTTGATGTTCTTGTGAAATATAATATTGCTCTAAAAATTCTCTAAAAAGTGGTGAATCATCATTCAAAAATTCTGGAATTTGTGATTCAACAATAGATTGAATTTTTACTCTTTTGATTTCCGACATCTTATCTTGTATAATTTCCGTTTACATAACTTGATGTGACCGCATATTGTGTTGCTGAAGTATTTTCACCAGATGTAATTACATCCTCCAACACACTTACATTAAGTTTGGTAGTATCTAGTTCCAAATATATATCCTTCAAAGCAAGGACATCATTTGACTCTGGTGTTGCTTCAATTTCAATACCAGCAGTACTTGCAGAAGATGTGAATGTGATTGTGGTTAATTTGATTTCACCTTTCATATAATTCACAGTTCCAGCATTATTGTTTACAACAACAGGAACACCATCAACCAATTTAAAGAAAAATATAATTCCAGTCTCATCGGTTTTTGGAACATCACTCATGTATAATGTTCCACTTACATCTTTTACTGTAAATCCAGTTGATTTAATATTATATCCTCTACCATCAGAATTTAATTTTTTGATATGAAACTCATTTCCAAAGCATATTTCATATGTTGCTAATTTGTCAAATTCTGGTTGCAAATCTCTTCTAATTTTAATTTTAGTAATATTAGAAGTGATAGATGTGCTTGTATTATCAATCAAAGAAGAAACTTTACTATATTTAAATCTTCCACCAAAACTATTTAATTCAGTCGATTTACTATAAGATTCTAAAGTTTTTATAATTCTCAATTGCAAATTATTTGGATCTATTGTAGTACTTTTGTCATAATAAACTGTTGTATCTACTTCGACATACATATACTTCAAATCAATAATTTCTGGTTTAATTCCAGCAATTGAATATTGTCTCAAATCTTTTTTGATACTATCTTTTGTAATTTGTGAAAGATATTTACCCTCTCTTGGTTTAATTGAAATATAAACTTTACCGTATTCTGGTGGATCCAACTCATCCCCACCATATGCCGTTACAGTATCCACATTTGGAAACAGATATGGAATTAAACCTTTATAATCATTTGCAGTCACTGCACGGTATTGTGATGCATATACTCTAGGTCCAAGATATTTAATGGAATCAATTGATTCAATATCATCACCATTTTCTGATGGTTGAATTGTAGTCAATAGAGAAATATTGTTTGTAATTGAAGTGCCATTGTTATTAGTTAAAATTCCAGAAAAAGTAAAGTTTGCTGCACCATTTGCTTCCTTTCCATTGGTAATGATATAACTGATAAAAATTGTACTTCCACTGATTGGTTTTTTTCCTATAATATCATCACCAAATAAAATTTCATATTTCTCATCATCTATTTCTTGTATTAGAAAAAGTTTTGAATCTTTTTTTACTTTAAAAATATTTTCATATAATTCATACTTTTCCGTAACTACACCACTAACTTTTACACGAATTGTAGATGAATCTACACCAGTATTTGGAATTGTAAATCTTTGATTTAATTGTGATTTATCTACTGTATATGTTTTTGTTAAATATGAACCTTCATAGATATCAATTCCAGTAAAATTTGCATATCCATTATTATCAACTACTACCGTAATATCTTCTGGAATTGAAAAGATATAATTACCATTTTCAACAGCACCTAAAGCAACGATTCCTGCCTTCAAAGTGACTGTTTTTGAATTTAAACCTGTTGTATTGACTGTAAAACTAACCTTTGCCTTTGATGCACTTTTAGACCTAGGAACATATCCAATATTACGTGCAAGAGAGACTACATTTTCTCGAAGAGTTGCACTATCGATAAAGGATTCATTTACTGCCATATTGGTATTGAAGGCAGTAATATAAGAGTTGTATGCTAATACATCAATTAAACTTGAAAAATTAGAACCTTCAAAATCAAAATCCGTGAAATTACTATTCGATCTCAAATAGTCCTTTATCTGAGTACGTAAATCTTGGAAATCTAAATTTGTAAAATTATTGAAGGACATTATATTCTAGTTGGTTGTAAAAGAAACTCTATATTTTGAGGAGGAAATGGAAGTCCAACAATATCATAAGAAATTTTTACATTTAATTCATTTGAATCTTCCATAGATTCAACCATTACATCTCTCACTACAATTCTTGGTTCAAAGTTACTCAATACTGTTTTAATTTCTTCATCAAGTATTGTCGAAACTTCTGGTCCATTAAGTTCAAATAAAGAATTATCAACAGAGGTTCCCAATAAATTATTGAAGAACCTCTCACCAATACGAGTTCTAACTAAGTTAATAACAGATTTTTTAATCGCATCCTCATTTTTTAATATAAGAATATCATTCGTCACTGGATGTCTAGAAAAAGACAAACTAATGTCCTTAAAACTTCTAGAAATACTAAGCATTTAAACGATGAGTATATTTAATATATCTATAATACTTTTTAAATCATTTTTCCGTATGTTGGTTCAGTTCCATAGTCCCAATCATCATAATCTTCATCATTTCTAATTTTTTCATGTAATTCAGTTTGTTTTTTTAAATCATGCTTTGGGGCATTATCGTGCATAATTTCTTGAATGACTCTCTTTGGTTTTTCTATATTAATATCAGTGATGAGTTTTGTAGTTCCCCACATCTCTCTCATATAATTTTTGTCTCGATCAACTTGGTAAAATGACATTTTAGATCCTCTGTTTTTAAATTTAAAAACAGAACTTTTAAGGAGGTTTCTATCTCCTTAAACTATTTAACGATCTAATTGACGAAGTTTATAATTTTTTGAATTAAAATATTTTAATAGTTCTAATGCAATTAATTTTGGATTTCCTTCTCCACAAGTATAAACATCTATCGCAATGCAACCTTCTTCAGGCCATGTATGACAAGAAACATGACTTTCTGAAAGTGCAATCACAATTGTAAGACCTTGAGGTTGAAAACAATACTGAAATATATTCAAAATTGTCATTCCAGCACGTTGAATGCCACGTTCCATGACCTCTTGAATGGAAATGCCATCATTTAGAAGGTCGTGCTCTACATCATAGACCTCCAAAAGAAGATGATTGCCCATCGAAAACTGTTTCAATTCAAATTTTTAGTAAAAAACTATTTATTTGACCCAAAAACCCTTACGTTCATAACTTTCATCTTCAATAAAACGATATTCTTCACCGTTTTTTGTCATTTCTTTATCCCAAA